CAAGAAGCCTTGGATCACATGTTGAAATATAACAAGCAAGATGTCCGGGGATTAGAAGATGTATATCTTAAATTAAGGCCATATATAAAAAATCATCCAAATTTAGGAGTTATGATGGATGCCGATGTTTGCCCGAACTGTGGATCAGATCATCTGGAAGAAGAATATGATTCATTTCAATACACAACAGCAAACAAGTTTCAAGTCTATAGATGTATGGCTTGTGGAAATCCAAGCATAAGACATAAGAAAAATTCAAACACTAAACAAAGTAATTATAGGAGTGTGCCATAAATTGCCCTATCAATCTTTTTATTTCAATTTAATCATTAATTAAACTTGTGAGCTGAACACATAGGCAAACAAGATAAGATGTTTTGATGGTATTTAAGAATGATTAATGTAAGTAAATGCTTCTGGTTGGCGTTGGAAGTAGATAGGGCAAAGATTTAATGCTGACTTTTGCCATAATAGACGTATTATAAGTAAGTGCTGTGAAAATCAGTAGGTCAGCAAAATTTAATTAAGGGAGTAGCATGAACAAACAAATCATAAAAGAAATTGAAAAGAGATTGGAAAAAGGGAAAAGAGAATATGCAGATCAATTAGACCCGGATGATGGCAGAGATTGGATAAAAGAATCTGTTGAGGAGATTTTAGATTGTTGTGTATATCTAGCAGCAGAATTATTAAGAATAAAAAATAAAAGGGAGAGTGAGTCATGAGATATTATTGGGAAGCCTTATTTAGCGTAGAGTATTTTCCTTATTGGGAGTTTACTATGCTTATGGTGTTATTATTAAATCTAAGTATGTTATGGAGATTGCATCGAATTGAAAAAGATATAGATAACAATAATAGATTACTTTATGTTATTTTAGATGAGGTAGAAAAATGATGATCCTAGATATATCAGAATATTTATTAAATGGATTACTTTTCTTAATGGTAGTTCATTATGTAATGTTTTTAATTAATAGGTACTTAAAACCATAAAGGAACAAACTATGCAACCACATACCGAACCCTGTCCAATGTGCGGAAAGACTGAGGATGAGTATGAAAGAAAGAGGAAAGAAAGAGAAACAAAAAAGAAAGAAATAACAGCATTTATTGTTGGAAGGAGATCAGTAACTCTTTTTAGTAAAAGGGAAAATGAAATCTTTGATGCAATATATTATCTAGGCATAAGAGACTTAAAACAAGTTGCGGATAATTATGGAATCTCTTATCAAGCTGTACAGAATTATCATGATAGAGCTATAGATAAATTAATTGATCTGGATTTTGAATTATAAAATCTCTAGCATTAGAGTTTAGAGTTTTTAAATCTCTAACATTAGAGAAAATAAATTATAAAAATTTTGTAGAATAACAAATGTAATAAAAACAAATACATACAAAGCGTTTTTTCATATTTTTGTTTGTATTGTTATGTATTAGTAGAGGTACGATTTAACCTCACTCGCTGAAAAAGATGTTATATATGGGCGATAGACAGGAATAAATCACAGTTGTCCGGGCAACTATTTAAAAAATATGAAGATTGAACTAGAGCAATTAAAAAAAGAAGGCATTAGTTTAAATGTCGAATTGGTGGGTCTTAAAAACCTCAAGATCAATCAATGTTGGAGGCTAGAGTTTGATGTACCTTCAACAGAACCAGACCTCCCCAAACTCATGGAAAAACTTAACAAACCTTTAGCAATGGGTTTAATAGATCATGAGTGATAAACAGGCGAAGAACAGGCGACCAGATGGCAAGTTTGCAAAAGGTAATACACTTGGCAATAAATTCAAAAAAGGTCAATCTGGAAACCCAAATGGAAGGCGTGGAGCATTGGCTGATATTATCAATAGAGTTTGGGATGAACAGGATGAATCTGGACTTACTCAAAAAGAAAAGATGGTTCGCAGAGTGTTAAGCATGGCCATGAATGGATCAATGAATGCAGTTACTTACTTATCAGATAGAGCAGAAGGTAAGGCTAAAGAAACAAAAGAAATATCACATAGAACCGAACCAATAAAAATTTTAAGCATTGATTAATGGCAACCTTATCAGCATCAGTTAAAAGAAGATTGACAGCATTAGCAAGGAAAAATAAAATAAGACCTACATCATTATTTAAAGTATATCGTAGAGGATTAGGTGCAGCTGTAGGTTCTGGAACAAGACCGGGGCAAACACCATCAAGCTGGGCAAGTGCTAGAGTTAATTCATTTATTAAGATAGCTAAAGGTAGAAAGAAGATTAAACATGATCCAGACCTAGCAAGGATGGAAAGAAAGAGAAGAAGAAGATGAAAGTAAAAGGTGTAGATATAGGAGGATTGAATAAGAGACAAATGGCAGCTATGGCTAGGCATTCAAGACATCATAGTGTAAAACATTTAAGAGCTATGGTTTCTGCAATGAAGAAAGGAAAATCATTTACAGAATCTCATAGGATAGCTATGAGGAAAGTAGGATCATGAAGATTCGCAAAGTAGCGAAAGATAAAACTTATAAGAGTGTGCCAAAGAAATATCTTTCTGGCGTTAAAGGGAGCAAACGTTCACAAAGAGGAAGAGACTTGGCAAGGATGCAAAGGCTGTATAAGGCCGGGAAAAAAGTTCCCAAAAGTTTGATGCAAAGAGTATTTGGTTAATTGGAAAATAGATCAAATAAGAAGAGAGATTATCAAGCACGAAGCATCTCGGAAAGTTTTAGTGGCTGGAAGAAGGTTCGGGAAGTCTCATCTTTCATTGATATGGTTACTATCAAGAAAGATAGAGGAAGGAGAAAGAAGGTGGATCATTACACCAACATACAGGCAAGGCAAATCAACAACATGGAAGCTAATGCGACAAGTGTTTAGAGATTATAAGTGCCAGATCAATGAATCTGAATTGGCTGTTAAATTACCGAATGATGCAGAGGTAGCTATCAAAGGAGCAGAGCAAGAGAATAACCTTCGTGGTGCTGGTCTTGATATGGTAGTGATGGAAGAATATAGTTATATAAAGCCTCATGTTTGGGATGAAATAATATATCCTATGCTTACTACAACAAATGGGGATGCTTTCTTTATTGGTACACCTAATGGTTATGATCATTTATATGATGCTTATCTTAGAGGCCAAGGCAAGGATAAAGATTGGAAGTCATGGCAGTATACTACTGTAGATGGTGGATATGTACCAGAAGAAGAGATCAAAAAGGCGAAGTCAATGATGGATGAAAGAGCTTTCAAGACAGAGTTCTTAGCATCATTTGAAACAACAGGAAACCGAGCAGCTTATAATTTTGATCGGAATACTCATGTAAAGAAAGCAAGTCAATTATCTAGAAACTTATTTTGGGGAATAGATTTTAATGTTGATTATATGAGTGCAGTTCTTGGGTGTGAATATACAGATGGAACAATACATTATTTTGATGAGATAAGGCAAACAAACAGCAATACTGAAGAGATGGCCAAAGAGATGAGGAAGATAGCACCGAATGTTTCTGTTTACCCGGATGCAGCTGGATCAGCTAGATCAACAACTAGCAACCGCTCGGATCACATGATTCTAAAAGAGTTTTCTTTTCATGTTATATCAAAGAAAGCAAATCCTCCGATCATAGATAGATTAAATGCTTTGAATCGTATGTTAAAAGATGCTAATGGTAGAATCAGAATGACAGTTGATCCGAAGTGTACATATTTGATAAAAGATTTAGAACAAGTACAAAGATCAAGAGATGGAAAGATTGATAAGAGTGATATAGCTCTTACTCACATGCTTGATGCTTGTTCCTATTACATTAGTTATAGACATCCAATAATTAGCAGAAAGCCTGTTAGTGTGGAATGGTAGAGTTTATATGCGGTGTCTTGTTGGGAGCATTGGGAGCGATATTTTCACTTCATGTATATGGAGTAAGGTTACAGGATAAACAGATGAAGAAAAATCGTGAGTTATTATGGTATTTATCAAGCCTTAAAAATAAGGTGGTAAACTGATGCAGTATTATGATATGATAACAATTCCAGATATGGGAAGTAAAGCAGTATTTGAAAGCATTAAGAATGCGGAAGATATTGTATTAAGAGAAGATTATAAACGTAGACAAATGGGATTAGATTTCTACTACAATAGAGATATTGAAGAGTATGTAAAAGATTACTTTCCCGGTACTTCATTAAGTCAGATACCTCCATTACCATTAGGCAAGATTGTTTCTCGCTTTGCTCGTGCTAGAATGATGTTATACAAAGCACCAGCTAAAAGGTTTGTAGGTGGTGAACTAGCAGAAGAATATCTATCCTATACACATCATCTTAATTCATCATCTAGGATAGCATCAGAGTTGGCGTGGTTATTAGGTACGATCCATATCAAATCAGTTTGGAATGATAGAAAGCAAAAGATTGAATATCACATACTTCCTAATGTTAGAGAATATTATTATGAGGGTGAGCTAGAGCCTTATGGTTATTCTTACGAGCGTGGTAAGAATGCTAGAGGTGATAGGGAGTTTGTGTTCTGGTCAGAGTCTAGAGATGGTGAACCGGGAATGCATTTCCTATATGATATTAATGGTCGTATCTATCCATTACCGGGAAATTTAGAAATGTTAAATCCCTATCAACTCAACCCTATCTCAAGAATTATGTTTCCTTATGATGCTATGGATGTTACGATGGCATCCCTTCATTCTTCTATTGCATTTACTGAAGTAATGTTGGCTACTAGGTATCAAATGGGTTCGCCTGTTATTACAGGGATAGATCAAGAAGTTCCCAATCTAAAATGGGGAGTTGATCGCCTTATCTCTCTTCCAGAAGGAAGCTCTATGTCCTTCGTTGCACCTCCTTCTAATATCAATCAGATGATTGCTGGAGTAAAAGAATTATTGAATGTAACAGGACAAAATCATGCCTTATCAATACGATGGGGAGAGCAAGGCCAGATTCCAAGCGGTCAAGCATTAAAGATCCTTAATATGGAAAACTTAGAAAGCAGAGAATCAGACATCCCTATGTTCCAAGACTTTGAAGAAGAAAGATATGCCGTTGATCGGAAGTTAATAGAGGTGCATACAGGAAGAGTGTTGGATGAATCATTTGCAGTTGATTTCTCTGAATCAGATTACCCAGAAGAATGGAGTGTAGAGAAAGATAAATTAACGTTCATGATGGATAATGGCCTTATGGATAAGAAAGAACTTTACAGATACTTCAATAAAGATATTACTGATGAAGAAATAGAGATGAGATTGCAAGAGCTAGAACCAGAGGTGGAAGAAGAACCAACACCTCAATCACCATTATTAGAAGCACTTCGTGGATAAAGAAAGAATAGCAGAACAATTCGCACAGGCTTTACAAAAAGCTCAAGCTCAAATGGTTGAGGATATTCTAGACCTACAAAGAACATTAACCAGATCAGAGTTTATATCATTGATTAGTACCTTAGATGTTGATGATTATATCTTTAATAAAGTTGGATTGCAAAAGGATTTAGATAAGTACATATCATCTTATCAAGCTGTATTAAGTGGCATGGAGTTTACAGGAGCAGTAACAGAAGAAACATTGTTGGCATTAGTTCGATTGGATGAAGCAACCTTCAGAAAGCAGATCAGTTCAATGGGTGAGCAAGTAATAGATGAGGCTGTAAAAGGCATCATAGGAGGCAAAACTGAAAGGGAGATAGCTCAGAGTATGCTTGGTAATGTATTAAGGCCAGATCAAGCTGAAACTCTTGCTAATACAGCATTAAATACTTTTGAAAGAAATGTAACTGCTGAAATGGCTGTGAATGATCCTCCTAATTCTACTTATGTTTATCAAGGTCCAATAGATCAAAAGACTAGAGATATATGTTTAAAAATGATGTCATCTGGAAGCCTAACAAGAGATCAGATTGATTCACAGTATCCGGGAGCATTCGTTGATGGAGGCGGATTTAATTGTAGGCATAGATGGTCAAAAGAAACATCTGTATCTAAGAAACTTACTGATCCAAAAGAAGCAGAACAATTTATAGAAGATAAAGGTGGGTTCAGAAGAACACCATTAACACCTCAACAACAGTTGGAACAACGTGGCTAAGACATTAAGAGATATACCAACATTTACCAAACAATTCTGGAAAGGAGTTGGTGATGAGGTTGCGGATCGAATAAGGGTACATACTACCAAAGATGGTAAAGATGTCGAAGGGAGAAAGTTCTCTCCATATACAGCAAATTATAAGGCTAGAAAGGGATTAGGGAGGTATAAGAGACAATCATCTACCTCAACAAAAGTTGATTTACAATTAACTGGGGATATGATGAGAAACTTGCAAACTAGAGGATTTACAAAAGATAGTGTTATAGTTGGATGGTCGGGAACAAATGCACAAAAGATTCAATGGAATGCAGATATGGGAAGAGTAGTTACAAAGCCTTCTATGCCTGTAACCAAAGGAATACAAAGATTTATTTTAAAGGAAGTTGATCGGTTTATTGAAAAAAATGCTGAAGAAGCAACTAAAAAACCAATCAATTTCAAAATCGGTAAATAAAAGAGGAGACTCAAGATAATGAGCGAGAATACAGTACAAGATAACGTACAAGAGTTGGTAACTGAAAACCAGAATGAATCAGTATCTAGCAATCAAGATAATGATTTACTGCGAGAAGTAATGCAGAAGAAAGAACGATTGCAAAAAGCAGAATCTCGTGTTGCAGAGCTAGAGAAGAGATTGGAAGAAGATCGCCAAGCACAATTAGCTGAAAATGATGAATGGAAGATGTTGTATGAAGAAAACAAAGCTAAACTTGATAAGATCACTCCAGAACTCGAATCATATAAAGCTCGTGAAAATACAGAGATTGATAAAATGCTTTTAGACTTCCCAGAAGAAGATAGGGAAGCTTTTAAAGGTATGAGCTATAGTCAAATGAAAGTAGTTCATAATAAATTAATAAATAAACCAAAAAATGTTCCGAGTGTTGACAGCTCAACTTCTTCTGGTTATCAAGGATATAACTCTTTGACAGAAGCGGCTAGAGATGTGGCAAAAGGTAAATTGGATAAAGGTAGCTATGCAAAAATCAAAGAAGCGTTTACATCTAGATTCAATTAATCATAATCCAACTACAGGCATGGATACCGGGAATGTAGCATCTGCTATATCAAAAGATGGTGAGCATATATACGTTTCTAATGGTGAAAAGATACCTTATGAAGATGGATTTAGAATTTGTGTTGGTCAAGAAAAAGTGCCTTTGTGCAAAGACTTGAGAAGCACATTCAGCCATATCCCTCAAGATCGTTGGGATGCAATATTCGGTAAAAAAGGATAATAGAAATGGCAGTAGGGGATAGCGGAGATTTCGCTGGTGGCTTATTAGAAGTCATCGAATCAGAAGCAGTAATTAAGTTTTCGGAAGCAAATGTAACAATGCCTTTAGTAACTCTAAAAGGTGAACCGAAAGCAGATCAAATAACATTTATCGCATACAATGCTGGATCAGATGCGATCACAAGTGCAGATGTAGCAGCTACAGCAGAAGGTACAGTAACTCCTTCAACTGCATTGGATACAGAAAAGAAAACAGCTACTTTGGATATGTATTCTGTAATGGCTCCAATGTATGATGAAGCAAAACTATCTAATGCTGATGATATTGCAGCTAATACAGGTGCATTAATAGGAAATAGTTTGTCAGCCAAGGCAGATGCATTATTGAATGCCTTATTTGACGGCTTCTCAAATACAGCTGGTGCTAGTGATGCAGCTCTATCAGTAGATAACTTGTTTTCTGCTTTATCACTTTTAAAGCAAAACTCTGCAATAGGTCAGCCAAGTGCGGTACTTGATCCAAGGCAAATCTGGGGAACTTATGGAGTTCATAATGATCTAGTAACAGCAGCACAGTTTGCTGGAGCTGGTGTCCAAGATGAAGGTGCTAGAACAGGATTTGTAAGTCAGATCGCTGGTATCAATATGCATTCTTCACCAGAATTCACAGTAGCATCTAATGCTGTTAAAGGTGGAGTATTTGTTCCCGGTGCTTTGGGAATGGGTTATGCTGGTGAAATGTTAAGAGTCGAGATATATCGTGAAGGTAATTATCTTCGTGATAACATCATTGGTTCTGGTTTCTGGGGAGTAACAGAGATCATAGATGGTTGGGGTGTTGAGATGCACACCAAAGTTTCTTAATAGGTAGAAACAAAAAGATCGGGGAGGGAGTTTCGATTCCCTCCCTAACTCTTAAAGGATAACAAAATGGCATTAGGTACAAAAAAAAGTTTTAACACAATCATGAGAGAATATTTCAGCGATATAGCTGGAATAACATCTGGATCAAAAAGTTTAAATGATTCAATTAGAGTTGGATTGGAAGCATTGGGTTTTTCTGGATCATTAGGTAAGATGTTGAAAGAGTGGGCAAATGGCCAAGGCGGTGCTGGTACAAGTGTTAATTCAGCTTTAAGAGCAGCCTTTGCTGATATGGTAGGTGAAACCGGGGTAAGTGTTGGTTCAATGTCAGATGAGTACATGGGCAAAATACAATGGGAGAATATGCTAACAAAATTTGAAGATGAAGATCGTAAGTGGAACTTTATCGATTAATAACCGCACAGAAAGCTGTGCAAAATAATCTCATGGAAAGGAGATATATATGGCAAGTTTAACAGGATCAAGTATAGCGAGTAGTTATACCTCGCTTTTAAAATTAAATGGCAATACAGATACATTAGTAGCTGGTGATGGTTCTAATGCAATACAAGTAGTAGATGGAGATGGCACAGGATCAGCTTTATATCTAAATACCGATAGATTAGGAATAGGTGTTCAGCCAACAAAAGGCTTATCTATTCAAAGTGCAAATAGTGGTGAAGGCATTACAATGAAATCAACAGCTACTGAAGGTGA